ACTTGTAGAAGTGCACTTGAATCGTCATGAATCTAAGGAGGACTTCCTGCGTACCCTGAAGTTTGCATACTTGTACGGAAAGACCGTAACACTTGTTCCAACACACTGGCCACAAACAAACGGTATCATGCAACGCAACCGTCGTATTGGTACATCACTAACAGGTATTGCATCATTTGCAGATCAAAAGGGTTTGCCAATTGTTCGTGAGTGGATGGACGAGGGATACCAGAAGATCCGTCACTATGATCACCAGTATTCGGAATGGCTTTGTGTTCGTGAATCAATTCGTGTAACAACAGTTAAGCCATCAGGATCAGTTTCAATTCTTTCTGGTGCAACCCCTGGAGTTCACTGGGGACCTGGAGGAAACTTCTTCCTTCGTGCAGTTCGATTTGGAAATACAGATCCAATGATGCATTTGTTCAAAGCAGCAGGGTATACAATTGAAGATGACGTAGTGTCAGCAAACACATCAGTAGTTTACTTCCCAATCAAGTCAGGTCATCCAAGATCTGAAAAGGATGTAACACTATTTGAAAAGATTGCTCTTGCTGCAACTGCTCAGAAGTACTGGTCTGATAACGGTGTTTCTGTAACACTTTCATTTGACAAGGAAACAGAGTCAAAGCATGTTGTTCCAGCACTACACATGTACGAGGGACAATTAAAGGCAGTCTCGTTCCTTCCAATGGGAAATACTGTTTATCCACAGCAGCCATATACGCAGATTACTGAAGAAGAATATGAGTCGTATGTTGGCAAGTTGAAGCACATTGACTTCAGTGCAATTTACGACGGTGTGGATAATCTTGAGGCTCAGGGTGAATCATACTGCACAACAGACTACTGTGAAATTAAAATAAACAAGTAGTCTTCTGTGGTAAAATAGACCTATAATGTCTAATCCATCCAACCTATATGCAGAAAAAGTCTTTGCTGAGCATCCGACTGGCCTATGGGCATTGGACGATAAAGCAGACTATATTTCTTTGATTTCAGAATCTCAAAGAAGTCTATCAAATTGGACAATTGTAGGTGGTACATATGAAAACTATCTACAGTCAGTAGATGAGCCTTTTATAAATAGTTACGTAGGGAAAATAACAGCAATACCAACGGATAATGAGTCTGCTTCAATAATTGCAGTAAGTAATGAAATAATGGATTTAAAAGACCTTAATCAATACTTGAGAACATTTTCTGTCGGTGGATACTTTTATTCTGAGAGTGCATATATTGCTGGGTTTGAGATTGGCTATCAGTATACAGATACAACAAGCGGTCAAGAAGTAAGGCACTTAAAAAACTATGACACAGTCATAAATAGCAATTGGATTTTTATATCAGAAACATTCGATACTCCACCAGACGATGCAAAATTAAAACTTGTTTTTAAAATAAACTTCCTTGGTGGATCAGAAACAGAAGATGTATTTTTGATAAATGGAATAACACTTGGGCAATGGTCAGAAGAGTTTGCCTCAACCTCTCTTGGTATAGAACCAATAGATATATCTGACAAAGATATTGCAATCTCTTCAACAGAAGCAGTAGTTTCAAAGTGTTATGGATTGCAAGAGTTAGATGCTTATTATTTGATTTCTGACAACATGCTTAAGGCTAAAAATTCTGGCATACCTATGGTTTATGGAACATCAGGTCTTACTTCTATTTATCCAAATGGAGAAAATCCTTCCATTATAATTCCTGGTGTTGGCATGTTAAATGAATCTGGAAAGTTTAAACAGTATACTTTTGAAACTTGGCTTAGAGTAAATTCATATAGCAATGACAGAAAAAGAATTATTGGACCAATTTCTTCACAGGATGGTATATATGTTGATGGACCATCAATAGGTTTAAAGGTTGGAAACCAATACGGTGCATACTATGTTGGAGAATGGACAAGACCAATGCTTGTTCATATGCGTATAGCAAAAGATACGGCATCACTTGTTATAAATGGTCAAGAGGTTATATCTTTAAACTATTTAACAGAAGATCTTTATCTTCCACCTATGACTAGTTTGTCTGGCAAAGATCAAGACTGGATAGGCTTTTATGCATATGAGGATATATATCCAATAGAGATAGATTGTGTTGGAATATATCCATATGTTGTTGCAACAGCAGTAGCAAAAAGAAGGTTTGTTTTTGGTCAAGGAGTTGATATTCCAGAAAACATCAATACATCTTATAGTGGAACTTCAGTATTTATTGACTACGCTTTTGCAGACTATACATCAAACTATTCATATCCAAAAATTGGTTCTTGGAATCAGGGCTTTAGTGATAACGCAACATTTGCAAATAAGTCTCTTTCTGTTTTGTCTCATCCACTTCCAGAAATAGTGTTATCATCAAGAACAGAGGAAGAACTTTTATCAAACTGTAAGTCTATTCAGTCTTCAGACACACGAGACTTTTTTACATTTAGACCAAACGTATCTTGGAACTCTGTATCTGGATACCTTTTCTTTAAAAATTTTGACTTTATGAAAACACCAATTTCTGCTTTTTATGGTTGCTTTAGATTGCCACAAACTTCTAGTTCTATTCAAACACTTTTTAGAATTGAAAAAGAAAATACAAAAAGTTATTTTCTAATACAGTTGTTAAACAATCAGATATCTTATGTAATAAACTATAATGGAGTTTCAGAAACTATTTACTCACCATTGATTGCAGAGCCAGGAGAACTTGTTGATATAGGGCTAAACATCCCATTATTTGTTTCAAGATTTGGAAATCCAGCATCAGACTTTTTTGGATCTTTATCAGATTTAAGAATGTATGTCGGAGGAGACAAAAATGGCTTATCAACCTTTACTGGCAAAATATATAGCATTGGATTATGTACAGAATATAATTTTCAAAAAATTAAATCTTTGTTTAATGAAATAGGAGTTCCAGTTTGGAACGAAGATCTTTTTGGTATTTATCAAAATAACCAGTTAATCGGTATTGATGGAGGACTAGATACTACATCTGCACCACCATATGGTGGGCTAACTGACACTGCAAATGGATCTGTCTCTGGTGGTGGGGTTGGGTCGTTTAATGAAGATTATCTTATTGATCATATTGCAAGTTATACTCTTTTGCCAGATACAGTTTTTGACACATATAAACTTGCAGTTTCTGCTAATGCATATTGGGAAGACCAACTTCCTCTAACCTATTTTGCCGAGTCCGTTCTTGATAAAAGAGGAGACCAATACTTTGATCTTGATTTTATTCAGTTTAATATTGACTATCCAATACCATCAAAAACAATAGCAATAGAAACAGATCCTGAAAGTTGGACGTATGCAGACTTGTCAAATGAGTATGGTATTCCAGTACAAAGGACCTACACATCTTTAGACAACTATCTGTTTACTGGCTATAACGATTATGAAGATTTAAAAAATAAAATAGCAAAAGACTACAGGTATGACACAGACGGGGCAATTGTAAAAACCTATGTAACATTTCAGTACACAGAGTTAGGTGCAAATCAGACACAGTTTTATTTTACAAAAACAGAAAGACCTTCAAGAGATGGAATACTGATTCCTGGCTCAGACTGGATGACGAAAAAGTATGAAGTTGTAGACAACATGATTATTTATCCACCTATCGGTGTAGACTTTAATGATTTGTCTATAGTTACTCACATAGAAATGAATGTCAAAGATTCAGAAACAAATAATGTTTCAATTAAAAAACTTTCATATGCTTCTCAAGCACTAAATGAGTCTGATCCTAGTGCAATCGGCACAAGATTTGGAACTTCAATATATCCATACACAAAGACTGGTATTTACTATAATTTTAAAAAGAATAATCCTTTTGCAATTTATAATGGATCATCTCCATATTTATATTTAACCAAAACAAGTGGTATTCAGTTGAAGGGCAAACATGATCCACTCATCAACAGAGGTCTAGCAATTCCTGTAAATGAAAGCAGGGCCGAAGGTTTTAAGGTTATAGCAATGCAAATGGCAGTTAGATTTGATGGAGACTATTTCCCATACGCTCCAACACAAATATTTGAAATACAAAGCAAAGACTCTTATATAAAATTTTATATGGTTGCCAATGACCCTTCTGGAAGAAGAGCAAAGATTTATGCAATAGATGCAAAAACAGGTCTTGTTCAAAATGGTATTGGATTTTATTGGAATGGAAAGATAGTAAAAGAGCCTATTCTGACTTTACAAGAGTGGGGATTTCTTGGTATTAACTTTTCAAGCAGTCTTAACTTTTCATTTTTCGAAGGGGCTGTTAGATTGACTGGGCCACTATTATTTAACAGCATTTCCTACTATCAGTCTACCAACCTTCAAGAAGTACAGAATATATCAGAGAGACCATGGTTTAGAGTTAAGGTTCTTGGTTCATATGGTCTTGATTGGGAGTTCTGGGACAGTGGATCATTTAACTGGAACAAGGTTCTTGTACTTTCTGAGACAAGTTATTACGGTGTAAATCCTTCAGACGTTTATAAGAGTTATACTGGAACAAACAAGATAATTGTGGATGACGAAAGGCCAGTCAACTTCGGAGAATACTCGTATACAGTATTTACTGATATAAATTGGAACCAGTTCGTACAAGATCCAGTATGATATGGTATACTTATGGATATGGATTCGTTAATAGACCCAAAAACTGGTCAGCCAATTGTAAAAAATGTTAGAAGACAGGTCATTGAGAAGAACTATGACTGGGGACTTTACGTATACAAGAAGGCAAATGGTAAGTGGTTTACAGATGGAAATGGCTCAGTGCTTAATATTCCGTCAGACAAAAATGACATTTCTAGAATTGCAGAATTAAAAAAGACTGCAATGTATTATGGTGATCCAGGAGACGGTACATGCGTATTTGTACCAGGTTTGACAAGAGTAAGCGAAGAAGAATACTCAGAGCAAGTTGACAGATTAAAGGCTGGACTTATTCCTTCTCTAAACGATCTTGGCGCTGTTCAGGCAGCAAAAGATACTATTGCTAAATATGGAGACGAGGACTAATCATGCAAGATAATGAATATGAAATCGGTGCAAGAATTGATGAAGCAGCAAAGAAAGACGATACGTTTGCAAAGTCTGATCCATTTAATGGCAACTGGGAAACGTTAAAAACTTTAGATGGTTTGGATGCAAACTTTAAAAGACGTACAAGCAGAATGTCAACCAAGATGGTTGAGCCAACAACACAATACACAACTGCAGCACTTGCTGGAAAAAGCGGTATTGATGGAGCACAGTCAAAAGAGATAAACCCAGGACTAGTGTATGTAAATGGCTACGGAATGTTTGACGTAATTACACCACCATGGAATCTTTATGAATTAGCAAACTATTACGACACATCATTTGCAAACCACGCAGCAATTGATGCAAAAGTTGAAAACATTGTTGGTCTTGGTTACGAGTTCAAAGTTTCTCCAAGAACAATGATGAGACTAGAGGCATCAGAAGATAATAGTGCAACACAGAAGGCACGAAAGAGAATTGAAAGAGCAAAGATTGAGATGCGTGATTGGTTAGAAAGCCTAAATGACGATGACTCTTTTACAGCCACAATGGAAAAGGTTTATACAGACCTACAGTCAACAGGAAACGGCTACTTAGAAATTGGAAGAACAACTCGTGGAGAAATTGGATACGTTGGACACATACCAGCAACAACAATGCGAGTAAGAAGACTAAAAGACGGATATGTTCAAATCATTGGAAACAAGATTGTTTACTTCCGTAACTTTGGAGCAAAGAATCAGAACCCACTAACCACAGATGCTAGACCAAATGAGATAATCCACTTTAAGCAGTATTCACCTCTAAACACATTCTACGGAGTGCCAGACATTATGTCGGCGATTAACTCACTACATGGAGACTCTCTTGCTTCACAATATAACATTGACTATTTTGCAAACAAAGCAGTTCCACGATACGTTGTAACATTAAAAGGTGCGAAACTTTCTGGAGATGCAGAAGACAAGATGTTTAGATTCTTGCAGACAAGTCTCAGGGGGCAGTCTCACAGAACGCTATATATTCCACTTCCAGGTGATAGCGAAAACAATAAAGTTGAATTTAAAATGGAGCCCATCGAAGACGGTATACAGGACGGCTCATTTAAAGAGTATCGTAAGCAAAACCGTGATGACATCCTGGTAGCACACCAAGTGCCACTATCTAAACTTGGAGGTGGCGATTCTGGTTCTATTGCAGCAGCACTTGCACAGGATCGCACCTTTAAGGAGCAGGTTGCAAGACCAGCACAAAGACAACTTGAAAAAATGATCAACAAGATCATTCGTGAAAAGACAGACATCATTGAGTTTGTGTTTAACGAGTTGACACTAACAGACGAAATCGCCCAGTCTCAGATTCTTGAAAGATATGTTAAGAATCAGATAATGACTCCTAATGAGGCAAGAGTTGTTCTAGATATGCCACAGAGAGATGGTGGCGATGATGTCTTAGATCTTAGCCCAGCAGCATCTGCAGAGGCAAGAACTACAAGATCCAGAGACGCAGAAAGAACCAATAACAATTCTGACAGCACTTCAACAGTTGCTGGAAGAGCACCAAAGGGAGAGGGACGACAAACTCCTTAATGTCCAATATGTCCAATATGTGATATATGTATAAAAGGGGGCTTATAATATAATGGTGAGCAATATATCTAAAGCCCATTGGAATTCAGATGGGGAAAATCTTCGTCTTTCAATGCCTTTTAACAAGGTAGACAAAGAGCGTCGTATTGTTTCTGGTTTTGCATCACTTGATAACCTTGACAAGCAAATGGATATAGTTACATCAGAAGCATCAATGAATGCATTTGCAAAGTTTCGTGGGAACATCAGAGAAATGCATCAGCCATTAGCAGTAGGAAAGATGATTAACTTTAAAGAAGATAAGTATTTTGATCCAGAGACAAAGAAGTTCTATAAGGGTGTATTTGTCTCTGCATATGTTTCAAAGGGAGCGCAAGATACTTGGGAAAAGGTTCTTGATGGAACGCTAACTGGTTTTTCTATTGGCGGAAGAATGAACAAGTGGGACGATGGATATGACGAAAAGTCAGACTCACAGATTAGAATTATTAAGGATTATGATTTAGTTGAGTTGAGTCTTGTAGATTCCCCAGCAAATCAATTTGCAAATATTGTTTCAGTTGAAAAGGTTGATGGCGTAGATGTTATCAAGGCAGATTCAACGGTGCTAGAAAATGTTTTTTATGACAAAGAAAATGGAATTGTTATATCATCTGAAAACGATTCAGAAGTTAGCCCCATTACTGGAGAGCAGATGGAAAATATAGGGTTCGTTGAAAAAACGGATGATGAAAAAACAACAATGATAAAATTCTTAGTTGATAGTGCTAAAGGCATTAATACTTCTAAGATTAACAAGGAGGTACAACCTATGACAAAATCAAAAACACAAGTTGAAAAGACAGATGTAGTTGAAGATGTTGTGGTCGCTCCAGAGGCAGATGCCGTGGTTGAAGAAGTTACTGAAGAAGTTACAAAGGCAGAAGAGACAGAAACAGCAGATGTTGTTAAGTCAGAAGAAGCAGTTGTAGAAAATACTGAAAATGCACCAGTTGCAGAAGAAGTTGAAAAGGTAGCAGACACAGACGCAGATGTATCTAAGTCAGATGACGTAGTTGTAGAAGCAATTACTGAAATCAAGAATAATCTAACATCAGCCTTTAGCGATCTATTGTCAACAGTAAAGTCTTTGCAAGCAGAAGTAGAACTTCTTAAGTCTTCAAAGGTAGATGTTGATACAGTAAAGGATTCGTTTGCAGCAGTTGCAAAAGATATTGCAGCAGTATCAAATGAATTTAATGAATTTGGAAAACGAGTAGACGCTGTGGAAGCAGACACCGCATTCCGAAAGTCTGGAGATATCGGCGATATCTTCCAGTCTCAACCTGAAATGGTTGAAAAATCCCTATGGGGCGGTAGTTTCCTCAAAACAGCCGATCTATTCAAATGAACAA